TCTATCTTGTACTACATATAAAGGATAATTACGTAAGCCATACTGATCTAATCCAGAGTTAAAGTTCTGATCATCTTCCGTAGTACCTATTGGTGTAGTTAGTTTGCTGAATACTTTTGTGAATGGTAAGATTAAACTTACTGATTTGTTTCTGCCAGGTGGGGCAATTAAAACTATAAAGTTATTAGATCTGATATCATAGTTAGCCATTGGATACCACACACGTCTGCCCATAGCTCCAGCTACAGCACTTAACGCACTCCACTGTGCAAAAGGTTTAGGTATCGGACTACCTTTGATAGCATCCGCTGATGCTTGTATGAAGTCTGTATAATTTCTACTCATGTGGTTTCCATTTCTTCATGTGCTTCCAATCGAGACCTGTCTCACAATCAGAAGGGATTATCATTTCTCTGCCATTTACTTGCATAGGATTCTTCATACGTGCTAGTATCTTAGGTATAACCTCTGCTTCTTTACCGATAGGAAACTGTCCTAAGATTGCATCATGTACCTGTCCAAGTATTTCTACCTTATCATCTTTTAATTCATCCCATACACGGTACAAACCTACGTTTAGTAGATCACCAATAGTAGATTGTGGTACGTAAGCAATAGCTTTACGCAATGTAGTAGCTTCATCTAGTCTACCCCAGAATTGTCTACGTCTACCTAGTGGTGTAGTAAGTGTGCCTTCTAGTTGCAACTGCTTCGCAGTATCATCGTGCCACTTACGTATCCCTGGAAATGCTCCGTGTATTCTGACTAAGGAAGATGGGCCAGTCCCTATTATCGTGCCCCCATCAATTAGTTCTTGGAAACCACCTTCCTTATCCTGTTTGTGCCATCTCTCCAGTGATGACAACGCAATCACTCCACCGTAGTAAAGTAATTGAAACCTTGTAGCGTGTGAGATCTTTATCTTTAGATGTCTACCTAAAGATGTAGCTGATAGACCATAGTTAGTACCATGTCCTGCTCGCTTACACATGTCTCTGTAACTGAAGTGTCCTATGTATGGACGATCAGCCAGCTCTCTATTCTGTGCAAGATCAGAAGACCAACCCATATTAGGCCATACCATTTTAACTACTTGGGTATGTAAGTCCTCACCTTCACACGCATTAATGTATCCCTCATCTCCAGCAACATAAGCTGTAACCCTAGACTCCGCCTGTTCTAAGTCAGCATAAAATAATACATTGCCTTCATCGGGTACAAATATTTCCCGCATGTCTTTTGTTATATTCTGTAGATTAGTTCCTGTACCCCAAGGGCTTTCTGAACTTGACCATCTGCCAGTCTCAGTCCCTGCTACCTTGAACGAAGTACGTAACCTACCATCGGAATCTCTCTCACAATTAAGAATGTTTAATTGTTTATCTATATCACGCAAAGATAGTATAGCATTACAGAATGGTCTAGCACGTGGATACTCTTTACATAAATGTTCTAGTGCTTCTTTATCTGTTGATACTTTCTGTTTACCTTTGGTGTATGCAATTACTGGTGGTAAGTTAAGCCACTCATATAAAAAACTTTTGAGCTGTAAAGGACTATTATGATTAAGATCTTTGTCCCATACTGCATTAGCAAACAAGTTTAACATGCGTTCAACCATGACTCTATTCTTGACAAGGGGGGCCCGGATTACTCCCGCCTTCATCTCATCAACCTTTAGTCCACGTAGCATCATACTAAGTGCTGGCTTCAAACTATCAAGTTCAAACTTGTATGTCTTCTTAGTTGTATCGTCTAATTCCTTTGATAGCTTTGACCATATCTCACTAGTAAGTGAACAGTCTAGTCCGCAATATACCCAAAGAGTTTGTTCTTTACTTAACTCTTGAGTTGCTATCTCCGTGTTCTTGATTATCCTCATCATCCCTCTCCTGTGTGGTTTCAATAAGTTTGTTAATAAACCATTTAGCTTTTTCTAAATCTTGTATTGGTTTTTCTTTGTGTTCATATCTCCATAAATATTTCATAGCACTACCTTGTAAATAATATTTAAAGCCATCGCCTTGACAAGCCTTGATAGCATCAATACAACCTATGCCTCCTTTGTTGTAGTGTGATGGGAAGTTTACTGGATCTTCTTCGTCTAAGTCTTGTACTTTTTTAAAGAACTCAGTCATCTGTTTTACGCTTGTCATTTGATACCCCCATTATATAAAAAAATTCTTCTTTAGATTTCTTTGTATCTAACATAGCAAAGTCACATATCAAATCAAAGTCTTCTTCATTATTAAACAACCAATCAATTGCATCTTCTCTAAACTTTATATACTCTTTGTCCCTACCAGTGTAGGCTATGTCTTGCATAGCTTGATCCAATACTGAACGCCATAACACTATCTCATTCTCAATAGGGATATACTCATCCGCTATCGGCTTGGCCGCAAAGTATTGGGGACGTTTCATAAAATTTTATTCCTCTGCTTTAGTACTCTTAGAAAAACTTGTAAGGTTTTTCCATGCCCCTTCATTGGTATAGATAGAACCTAAGAACCCTAATCCTTTTTCCATTTCTGGCTGGAGAGAATGTTGTGCATGCATGGTGTCATGTACAGTTCCTGCTACTTCTATTCCGTATTTGTGGTTAAGCCAAGACACATCATACGTTTGATTCTGTGCTACCTTGACTATTGTTTTATCTTCTAGTAATTCTTTTATCGCTGACCATACCGCCAGTTCAGTAGTGTAGTCATAAAATGTTTGAGACTTTTGAGTGATGTCCCTAAAAGGTACAACCATTGAACGCTCTGGTGATGGTGCAAATCCAATGCAAGTGATCTCACCACTTGCTGTTTCGATGTCGAATGACAACGGTTTGTCTTCACTGTTTTCTTCCTTACACTCTTTAAAGAACTGTAATACTTCTGGGTAAGTGGGTTCAATGTATATCTCTCTCTCTGTATTTATAATATCTTTGTTAGTAGATTCTTGTGCTGCTTTTTTTAGATCACTAACCACTGTAGGTCTAAAGGAATAGTTCTTGAGAACTGCAAACGGACTGTATGTTGGCATGATCTTGTATGGTCTATGTAAGTTACCTACATTTGAATATGTTAATGCTCCCCTGTAAGATCCTATCTTATCTATGTTTGTTAATGCCCACAAACCTAAACCTCCCATAGTAATTATAATGTTAGGGTTGAAGTCATTGATCTCTTTATATAATCGGCTGATGTCTTGTTCATAGTCTTGTTTTAAAAATCCGTATTGAGAAGGAGAATAGTTTGATTGCCACTCTCCCTCTTTCTTGATAGCCTTATACTCGTTCCGCTTGTGAAAGAAGAACTGAGCATTTTCTTGTGCTGGCTTTAATTGGAATGCATGAGTGATCATAACAGTCTGTGCATCTATACCTGCGAGTGTGCACATGGGATTCAATACTTGCTGTATGCCTCCTGTATTTATCTTGTTAAGTCTAGATTCGGTAGTCGTAGGATATTCTAAAACTATGCAAATAGAATTCCCAGAATCTGGAATCTGCGACTCAACCCGCTTATGTACTGCGTAATCACTCATGCTATCACAACCTATCTATTAATAATCTTTTTAATAGATGCTTGTAATATGTCTTTGTTCTTACCAACCATCTCGTGCTTTACAACACCCGAGAAAGACTGACCGATTGCTTGCTCAAGCAACTCGCCAAAAGATTGATCTTGATCCATGTCCAAAGCATCTGTTAAGAAACTCTTTAACGACATAGCTGGATTCTTTTGCTTCATAGCATTAGGCGTTGCCCAATACTCTAGTCTTGTTGGTTCTGCATTTGCTATATCAGCTGCATCCAAATCTGATTGGATAACTCCTGTAGCTTTTACATTTATCTTCACTAACGGAGTTTGGTTCTCACCTACTCTGTCTGAACGATAGCTAGTAATTACAAAATCGTAACTACCCTCTGGTAAAGTAACCGTTTGTGGTACTTCATTTGGTGACATACTTAAAAAGTCACCCACGTCTGATCCTGTCATGGTATATACCTCCTATTTTGACATTGGTTTTGACAACTTCTTCTTCGCATTCCCTTGAATTGCATCAAACAATTTCGCAAGATCTAGCTCTGTGTTAGGTTCTAATATATCTAACGCAGGAACTTTAAGATCCATTCGATGATCTGATACAGTTCTTAGAGAACGTTCTGTGCCTTTGCTTGAACTCTTAGTGTCCACTCTACAAACACAGTTAAAGTATCGGCCCAATTTTGTAGATAGCTTTGAGCCAACACTAGTTGGATATGATTTACTCACACCCAAATCCCCTTCCATGTATTGCATGTGTGTTGTCACCACTACATTACACGGAACTTCTGAACCAGTTATATATTGTATGAGGTGTTGCACATCACGTGCCGCTGTTCCCCACTCTGGTTGAGATGGTTGTTCTGTTGGTTTCTTATTATTAAATACTAATGCACTGCGTAATGCTGACTCACCCATAAGAGTAAGACTATCAATCACGAGCACATCATCTTTAGTCCAAGTCTTTACTGAACCAAAGTCTTCATCTCCATCTTTCCAATTAGCAATTAAGTTTGCCCCCTTACGAAAAGCTTCCGCCTTACCGATTGGATCTTTAAGAGTTACGTATGATACACGACTCACTCCTTCTGGAGTTAGCAGGTCTGGTAATATAGATAGACCATCATCGTAATCAAGTATACGAAGATTCTTTCCAGCATTAGCTAATGAAGCTAGTGCCGCAGTCTTACCAGATCCGCTGTCGCCTACCAGTAATAGTTTAGTTACATCTGCTGATGTATGTTCTTTGATGCTTGCCATTTTTATCTCCTGTGTTTGCATTATATCAAATTAATTTCAATCCGTCAATAACTTTATTATGTTACTGCTAAATAAACAATACCTAGCATAACTACTATACTAACTACTGCAAAAAATCTTATCTCATGATTCATAGTTTATCCTTTCACCTTCCACGAGCCGTCTGTGTTATAGCCACTTGGTAACTCATTTGTTTTTTTAAAATTGTTTATTGTTTTACTTATATGATAACCTTCTTCGTTCTTCATAGCCATAAATTTATTTAGATGTTTATTGCTTGGATCTAATTTAAATAGTTCTATTGATAGATAGTCTATAATCTTATGATCCATTGGTGTCTTTAAAAACTTACCCATTATTCTAACTCCACTTCTATTTGTAGTTCATCGGTTGGAAATTCAACCACGTTATCTTCTTTCCTTAAGTCTTTGTGTACTTCTCTATTGAAGTCTGCTTCGACTACAGTTGCTCGGCGTGATGGTGCTTCATTACATATGTCTCTAAACTTACAGCCACCATAGTTAGCACAAGCAGTAAAGTCAGCAGGATAATAATTATCTTTAGCATACATATTAGATAAGTCTATCTTATGCATAGCATCTATATACCATTCTTCAATCACCTCATCGTTAACTTTAAATACTGCACGCTCAAAGCGTGTAAAGTTTGCACCAGTTTGTGCCGCCTCTACTATGAAACCAACAACAGGTAGTTTTAATATATGTTTTGCCGCCCATAGATATGCATACACTTGATTGTTAGGTGTGAAGTTTGCAAAGTAATAACTAGTCAAGCCTGTCTTAGTAGTCTTAGTATCTACTA